TAAACAATTATACATTCTATCAGTAATTTTAATGCCATGAGGGTTTACTATATTAACAGAAGAAGTTTTAGTAATATTAGAGGCTGGTCTGTCTTTTTCTGAAGTAATTCTTTTTACAAGTTCTTTATTAAGAAATTTAATTTCACTAGAATTATAAACATTTTTAAAAAACCAGTAAGAACTTCTTTTATTGTCTGCCATTATTTTTTTTGTTTAAATCTATTATAAAAGTATAGCGTTCTAGTTTATCAGAACTATCCGGAACAGAGTGTAAAAAGGAGGCATTAAAAACTGCCAACGAATTTTCTTTTCCTCCTAAATTTATTTCTTCATTTTTTGTTCTAACTAAAGTTCCAAGTCCCGAAGAATTTTTTAAATAATAGTTTATGGTTAAATCTACAGCAACATGAGAGTGAAAATTAATATGATCCCCTTGAGTATATCTTCCCCAACATTTAAAAACAGTGAACTTCTCTTTATAATGACTTTCTATAATACTCTTAAGCTTGTTAATATAAAACTTAAACCCTGAAAGTTTATGTAAATCTCCTCTTGTTGATAGTCCCTTCATTGTTGGAGAATTAAATTTTGCTACCATCAAAGGCTTAGTTATCTTTAATAATTTTTTCCTTTGAGTATCGGTAAAAATATTTTCTTTCTTAAAAAACTTAAACATTTTTAAAAGGGTCTTTTTCTACTGCCTGTCTCCAAGACTGAGAGGCTTCATCCCACCAGTGGCTTTTCTGTCCTTCTTGAAAAAGAACATGTCTAAAATACTCCGGCAAACCTAGATGTTCTCTTTTATCATATTTTAATTCTGAACTGCCTCTTTGATTATAATGTAAAAAAATCTGACAATGTGATTCCCCTTTAAGAGGTTTTCTCCAATGCTCTAGATCACACCCAGAATAAATAAGCATGTCTCCTGGTTTTTGTTTTACTGCAATTCCTTTAGCGCCTCGTTTTCCAGAAGGTTCAATAAAAATATTCCAGTTGGCTCCTCCTAAAAACATAGTGGCAGATACCTCACAACTTTTGCGATCTTTGTGTCTTAAAAGTTCATCGCCTTTTTTATAAATCCTTGCGTATGAATAAGTAGGAACTAATTTTAACCCTGTGTTTTTTTCAATAACAGGAAGAAGTTTATCTAATAAACATTCCATAGCTATATCACCATAATGAGAATAAGCGCCCGCTACTTGTGTGTCTCCCCATGTTCCCCAATCTGTATTAAACCTAGATATATATTTTTTTTCAAAAAAAGTTTTAGCTACCTTTCTTTTTAATAAGAAATAGTCATATATAAATTTTATCGTCTCAGGAGACAATGGGTTTTTTAAAATCTTATATTTATTTTTTTTAAAGCTCATTTGAATAAAGTTAAATTCCCTGCAACTGAAATTCTAGTTACTTTAGATTTAAAAGACATAACCTCATGACGCAAAGAAGCGGGAAAAATTACAATCTTATCTTCTTGTGGTTCATAATGTTTAGCTGAGTTCGATGCCCAATTATGTTCACCGTATAAAAAACTAATCCAGCCTGGAGGAACAGCAGTAGTATCAGTAGATTCTTGTAAAATTTTTTTAGGAACCTTTAACCATAAAACAAAAGAAAGATCTGATCCAGTATGAACATGAACAGGATTATACTCTCCTGCTTTTTGATGATTAACCCACATAGAACAAATTTTTGGATTTGGATTAAAATTGTCTTTTAGAGAAAATCGTCTAAACCCTTCAATCCAGGTATCCACATAAATTCTAAGTCCTTCTTCGATCCATGGATTCTTTTTTACATCAAAAAGTTTTTCATGCTTAAGTTGTCCCGCTAAACTTTTATTGTATTTTATTTTTAATGTTTTGCTGTGTTCTAATAATTTTTTACAAAACACAGGATCCGCACCCATGACCGCCAGATAGGGGCCCCAGTGGGCAAATTGGTGGGTGTGAAGAACTTTAACTAGAGTTTCTTTCATAAAAATTCATTTTTAAAAATGCAGGAAGACTCTTAACATATTTTATTTTTTTTGTCCACTTGTCCTTTCTGTCATTTAATATGAGGGCCGCCACTTCCCATTGTTGTTTCCAAAACTTAAGGTCCGGTTCGTAATTATGTTTAATGAGAGAAGGTATATCCGTAGGACCTATATGCATGCCCGCTGCAATACAATGAATTCCTTCGTGTGGTTCAAAACGATAGTGGTGATAGCGGTCATACACCATTTTAATAAAGCCACCCCCAAAAGCAGGTATCTGGTCTATAAGGTTACTTGACCATTCTTTCTTTAAAATACTTTTCCAATATGGCGTGTCGTCCCTATGGGAAAGAGCGTAATGCATGGCAACAAACTCTTTAAAATTATTAAATAGTGTTTTACACACGGCTGTAAAATTATCTCTATCCCATTGAGAAACTTTATCGCGTTGCAGCGTCCTTACTAATTTATGCAAAAATTCATGAACAGAAAACAGTCCATTGCTTTCTAACGGCTCTATGAAGCCTGCACTTAATCCAATAGCGCATACATTCTTTACCCATAGTCTTCTATGCAGTCCCGTTCTCATTTCAATCTTTTTAAAATTTAATTCCTTTGTTCCTAAATAAGTTTGAAATTCTTTTAGGGCATCGTCATCGCTTATAAACTTATCCGAGTATACATAGCCTGTCCCTATTCGACTCCATAGAGGAATATTCCAAATCCATCCATTATTATAAGCTGTACAATTTGTATAACATACTAATTGTTTCTCTTTGTCCGTGTAAGGAAGATGAGTAGCCCATGCTTTATTGTTAGGCAATAGATCCTTAAAATCTTCAAAAGGTTCTTTTAAAGCCTGACCCAGCAATAGAGATTTAAACCCTGTGCAATCTATAAAAAGATCTGCTTTGTATGTATTGTTTAAACTTTTAATGCCATTTTCATCTTGTTCAATGGTTTTAATTTCTTCTTTAATATGCTGAACGCCTCGAGGAATGCAATAATTATCCCTTAGCCACAGCGCAAATTTAGTGGCATCAAAATGAAAAGCTGAGTGTTTTTTAAAATCAAAAGGGATAATGTTTTTTTCATTAAAAAAACATTTATTTTCTAACACTAAAGCCATTTGAGGGTAATGACAAACAGCATAATCAGAGTAGGGAGTTTCAGGAAACGCAAATTTTTTAAACCACCAATCGTTAAGTTGGTTCGCATTGCCTTTTAAAAAAGGATCTCCAAAAGGGTAATGAAAACTTTCTCCTTTTTTATAGAAGTCAGTAAACTTAATACTGAGTTTATAGCTTGCATCACAATAAGGAATAAAGTCTTCATCTTTTATATCTATTAAAGATTGCCATTCTCTTATCTGGGCTATGGTGCTTTCTCCTACTCCCACGGTAGGGATCTCAGGGCTTTCTATCAAGGTAATTTTTTTGGACGGAAAACATTTAATTAGAGTAGCTGCGGTCATCCAGCCGGCGCTTCCTCCTCCAACGATAACAATATTTTTCATGTTTAATAACTAAACCAAGAATTAAATGATATGACAGTTTTTCTTTTTTTTAAAATGGCCTCTGATTTATGCAACAAACATCCAGGAAAAGTTATTACCTGGCCTTCTTTAGCCTTATAGTTTATTATTTTATTTCTTCCCGTCTTAATTTTAGTAGCTTGATCAGAACTATCTAGTTCTAAAAAATAAACATTTGTGTAATTTGCTCCTTCATGAACGTGCCATTTATGATAAGATTTTTTATTATATTGTTGAAACCAACCGTTTGATATTCTCCAGGTACTGGCATTTAAATATTTTTGTTGCTCATTCATAATAGGCTTAATAACATCTGAATAAAAATAATCTAAATATCTTCTTTTACAATTAATGTTCCAGTCTGTTTTTGATATAAGTTCGTAAGTATTATCAGGCATTTCTTTTATTAAATTTAATAATTTTTTCTTATGTTTTTTATGTTTAGGAACATTACATATAAACATGTTGCACGGTATTTGTTTTATCTTCATGAAAAAGGTTTTCCTAGATGCCACATAGGCAGAGAATATCTAACTCCCCTGGTCACAGGTTTTACTCGATGCCATACAAAGGAAGGAAAACATATTACACTTCCTTTAGTGTACACTTCATTGGCAGTAATAATATCCTCTTTAGTTCCTGGCTTATGAAAACGAGGAGCAAATTGTAATTCTCCGCCTTTAAAATTTTTAGAATCAGACAATAAAAGAATAGAACTTATTTTTCTAATTTTACCATGAGTGGTTAAATCGTGTGGATTATTGTAAGGGTTTTCTGCTCCATCCCGATGCCAACTATAATGTTGACTCTTATTATAAAAAGTAAACTGACCAAACTCACTATAGTCCCATTGAAAATTCCAGCCAGCACCACCATTAGCCTCACGAATAAAAGGATGGATCTCCTTGTAAATCCATCTTTCGTCTAGCCACACTACTTCTGATTTCCTAATTTTAAAAAGTTTTTCTTTTTCTTCTTTTGTTAAAGGGTACTTTTTATAATCTCTGGGCTTTCTACCGGATCCTATCTCTGCTAGTTGTTTTTTTCGAGACAGTCCTTCTTTAATAATATCATCACAAATATGCTTTGGAATAGCATCTTTAAAAGACCAATAAGTCCATTTTAACTGCATCGTTACAAATATTCACAGTTCATGCTTAAGAATACATTCATCTGTGATCCTTTATTTTTAGAAATAAAATAACGATGAGTAGAAGGAAAGATAATAAATTTATTATTCTCTAAAGGAATATGCCATGTTCTTCCTTTTCTTCGGTTATCATCATATTCAATAACCAATTCGCATGAGTCTTTTTGTACCTCTACTCCATAAATCCAAGTATAGTCGGGAGAGTTTTTTAAATTTAATGGCTTTACCTGAGTACGGCTGTAGGATTGTTCCAAAGGACCATAAATATTTCCCCAATGAAGGAGAGGAATTAATTTTTTATTATATTTTAAATCAAAGTGATCACGAATATAGTCCTGTACCCATTGAAATTCTGAGGTAAAAGAAAAAGTATAGTCCTCATAAGAATAATCTTTTTTATTTTGACTTACCCTTTTATCGACTACAAAGCCTTCAAAAATTTTAACTCTTAAAAAGTCTCTAGGAATAGTACTTCCTTTAATGAACCCATGATCCATTGTGCTTTCGCTTAAGGTATTTCTTTCCATTTATCCCTTTATAAAGGATATTCATATAAAAATAAAGTGTTTACGCTTCTGGATCTGATTGTTTCCAGGACTGGGAGTCTTCATCCCACCAATGTGTTGGTTCTTCTGATACATATCCTGGATAAGGAACAGGGGGATCCCAACGACATGTGCTTTCATTTAATGTCCATGAATTATAGGGCTTAGGTGGTATAAAAGCATCTCTGCCCGCATCATAAGTAGAACCTTTAACTGGATAATTTTTTCTATAAGGGGTTCCTCCTAAGTTATGAACTCCAGCATGGGTATTATAAGAACATTTTTTCCAGTGAATCCAATTATGCAATTTATTTAACATTCTAATTCCTTGATCCTCAGTTTCATTTTCACTGTCATCAGTGGCCATTTCATCGCTCACAACATGTACTCCCAGTACAGTTGTTCCGTCTTCTGTCATTTTTGCAAAGTGTGCCATGATTACGCAATAAAAGTCCCGTCCGCTGTAAAGGTATGAATAGTATCCGTACCACTCGTCGTTACAGTTCCTGAAGTTGAAGCAGAAGAAGCCGTTTCTCTTCGTATAATAACAATGCCTGATCCACCGGCAGCTCCAGCAGCATTTTGACCTGTGCCGCCTCCACCGCCTCCAGTGTTGGCTGTTCCAGCTTGTCCGCCAGCAAATCTTCCTCCGGCGCCGCCTCCGCCAGCTCCGCCAGCAGGGTTAGATTGAGTACCATCGGGTCCTGTGCCACCCCCGCCGCCTCCAGCGTAAGTTACATCGGATGCTGAAATCGTAGAAGGAGATCCATCTCCTCCTACTCCCGCAGTAGGAGCGCTTGCAGCAGTTCCTGCTTGTGCAGCACCGCCGCCTCCGCCTCCGCTACGTAGTGGATTACCGCTTGGATTTTCACTTCCTCCAGCTCCTCCATCATTACCTTGTGATGGACTAACAGGAGGTGTATTTCCTGAGCCTGCAGGTCCTCCCGGACCATAAATTCCTCGTCCGCCGCCTCCGCCAGATCCTCCATCCTGACCAGATTTGCCAGTAGGCACTCCATAAGAGTTTCCAGATCCGCCACCGGCAGATGTTATAGTTGAAAAAATAGAATTTTCTCCAGGATCTATTCCTGGATTTTCACTAGAACCTGCTCCGCCTCCGCCCACTGTAATAGTATAAGGGGCCGCTGCAGTTACTTCCAAAGATTTAGTAGCGACAGTTCTATAACCGCCTGCTCCGGCACCGCCTCCGCCGTGACCGCCACCAGCGCCGCCTCCTCCAGCGACAACTAAATATTGAACGTTATACGGGCCTAAGCCTCCTCCTGATCCAAAGCCTAAAATTTGATATCCAAATGACATCTATTTCTCCTATTCGTCGTTCGCAGCGTCGGTAGTATAGAATAATTTAAGTCCCACTAATCTTGCATCAGCTGTTTGATCATCCGCTGAAACGTCTCTGTAGACATTAAAGAATACCTCGTCTCCAGCTGCTGGAGATCCTCCGATTGTCACTGCGCCACTTTCTGCGTTTACCATTAAATCGTTTGTTGTTCCTGAAGCTGCTAGAGCTGTGTTAGCTACTGCAGCTCCCATCGCTACATCTAAAGTATCATCACTTGATACAGCAACGCCTTGTACAGCAAAGCAAACTGTTCCTGTATTAGTTCCTGAAACCGACCAATAAGTTTGAAAAGTTACTGTGCTTTCATTCCAAGATTTAGGAAAAGCTACAGCAAATTGTGCATACTCATCAGAAGAAGTATCAAAATCTAAAGATTTAACTTCAGGGTATTGAGCCGTTAATTCAACTTGGGCAATATCAGCGCATCCATTTGTAGATGCTGCATACATAGCCGTTGCTGGTACCCAGATAGTTTCTTTACCTGCAATTTTAACTGCAGCAACAGTTCCACCGCCATCTTCAGCTTTAATAACTCCGCTACCTTTAGTTGCCAAGGAAATTCCTATATTCGCATCATCGCCTGAAGCAGTAAGAGTAGGGTTGGATCCTGAAGCAGCGTTTGCTAGTGTAATTTCATTAACTGCAGAACCTGTAGCAGTTAATAAAGCTAATTGAAGCCCGTTAGTATCTAAAATAGATGTTCCAATTTTTGGTGAAGTTAAAGTTTTGTTTGTTAAAGTTTCTGTCCCTGTAAGAGTTACATTTCCCATTCCAAAGTCAATAATATTTGGATTAGTGCCGTCATCGGCTGCTGCGTAAATAATTTTATTTCCTTTATCAGTAGCTGCCCATGTAACAGTTCCTCCTGAACCACTTACATATTTAAATTGAACTGTATATGCACCAGTTGTTCCATTGTCTATAAAGTAAAAAGTTTGAACATCCAAAGGAATAGTTACAATTTGATTTCCTGTGATAGCTCCTGTGAATTTTATAACTCTATGAGCGAGAGTCGCGCCTGCTGTTCCATCATTTACAGATAAAGTTGTTGTCTGAGCTCCGCCATTTATATCTTCTTCGATATACCCACCGGCAATCTGCTCCATGATGTTCCAGTTTGTATTAGTAAGAGTTCCCCATGTACCGGCTTTTTCGCCAGTGGTCATGAGTTGAACGCCTAAACCTGTATAAGTTGATGCCATAATTAATAGTTATAAGCAATTGATAATAATGTGTCAACCATTATGCTGCTGTTTTATCAACCGCGCTCCACGTAACAGTGTCCCCTTTATCTGCAGAACTCCAAGTTCTAGCGGTTCCTTTGTCAACGGGAGCCCAGGCAAAAGCTGAGCCTTGGGCAGTAGCTGTTAAGCCAATGCCAGTTGGAAAAACATGGGCTTCACTTACAATAGATACGCTTCCTAAACTTCCTGTTAAACCTATTCCTGTTACAGGTACGTTCGTAAGTAATTCAACGGTAGATGTTCCTATACCAGAAGTTAAACCAATTCCGGTTGCTGCTACAGGGGCGTCTGCGGTAACGCTTTCATCTCCTAAAGAGGCCGTCATGCCTATGCCTGTAAGAGTAACTACTCCCGGTCCTACAACTTGAAGTGTTCCAAGTGAAGTGGTTGCTGATACTCCTGTCGGAGTAACAATTTCGTTTTCTAAAATGGTAACACTGCCAAGAGAACTTGTTACAGATGTGCCGGTAACGCCAAAAGTTGCTTCAGCAACAATAGAAGAGTCTCCAAGACTTGCGGTAACAGAAGTTCCTGCCGGACTTACAATTGCTTCAGCAACAACAGTCGTGTCTCCAACTGATGTAGTTGCCGAAGCTCCAGTTGGTATAACGGTATAAGCATCGTTCCATACACCATTTCCCCAGCTGTTTCTTCCCCATCCTGCATTAATTTCTCCAGTAACTGTTTCATCGCCTAAAGAAGAGGTTAATCCTATACCAGTGACAGAAACTGAAACCCTAAGACCATTAGTTCCCCAATCTTCTTCACCCCACAGATAACGTCCCCAACCTTTGGTATTATAAGCTTCTGCTGTTCCGATAGATGATGTAAGGCCTATGCCTGTAAGTGTGACTGTAGTATCGCTTTGTTCTCCCCAAAGACCGATTCCCCAGGAAGTGCCAGCAAGGTTCCAACTGTTAGCAGCCATTGGAGGTTACCTCCTAGGCTATTCTTAGGATAGCTTGAGTGTCTGTAACGGCTGGGAATTGAACTGTAAAAGTTCCTGCTGTTGAAGTTTTATTGCCGCCAAAATTTAAAACGCAAACAGCTTTTCGAGCTGTTGAACTAGAAGTGTTATAAATAACAGCGCCTTTGGCTGTAATCGTAGCTGTTTCCCACGAAACATTTCCAAAATCAACACATGCTGTGTCAGTTTCTAGTGTAACTAATTGACTAGCAATAGCTAAAAGTTTTCCACCAGCTGTATAAGCTGTGCCAGAAGACTCACTTGTTGTGCCGTAAGAAGTAGTCGATTTATTTATCGTTGCTCCTGTTAAGTATAAAGCAATTTTAAATTTATCTTGACTGACCGCGAAATCGTGTTCGCCTTTTAAAACTTCAACTTTAAATGTATTACATACTGCTGTTGTAACTGCCATAAGATCTCCTATTTAGTTAAACCCGAATCCGTGGTTGACGGAGTGTTGAGAGGGATTCTAATAGTTCCACTAGTATAATCTCCTCTTCTACGTCTTCCAATTTGTTCAAGACCGAATTTATCTACCTCTTGTTTATATCGTTGTTCGTAATATGTCAACATATCCATTGGTCCTTTTAAAAATCCATAAGCTTCAACCAGGCAGGCATAAAGAAGGCCATTTCCAAACTTCTTACTGATAAAAGTGCTTGTTGTGCTAGAGTCTAAACCCGTTGGCATTTTTAAATATTCAGCTTCAACGGTATAAGCCGCATCAGGAGCAGGAGCTATTTTCCAATATCCATCCGTAGTCCCTGATCCTCCATCGTACATGGCATAATATCTAGGTTTTGCGCGAGAAGCCACTGTAGCTATATCCTGACTATATTCATCTAACATAGTTTGATCCACTTTTTGTAAATACCACATATTATTAGAACTATCTGTTAGTTTAATGGCTCTCGTAACTAAACTCCCTGTAGGAGTATTATAAGTCGTTTGTCCTGCAACTAAAGTTGCAGTATTATAATAACGATAAGCATCAATATTGACATCCCTGAAAATTCTTTCTTCAGCGTTAGCAATGAATTGATCCGTAATGGTAGCAGTAAAAACCGAGGTCCCTACTTCAGTATAGTTTTGAATCGCTGTGGTTAAAGTTGCGTAAGTAAAGTTTGCCATTATGCTGATAGTGTAACAGGACCAATTGAAATTGATCCGCCTCCTCCTTGTGTATTTCCATTTGTAGCAGTCCCCGATGTCACTGTAAACTGATAATTATTATACGTTTGAGCATACGTGCTTCCATATTGTGAAATAACATGTCCAGCTGCTCGACAAATTTCTGATCCCGCAATACCGTCCACATTATAACATGGATTATACTGAGCGTTCCCTGATCCATCAGCAAAAGTAGGAGGACCATAAAATCGATAAGTATTTCCTAATGTACGTGCATGACCCGGTTGATAAACACGAACAACGGCTGTGGAAGCCGTAGTCGTAAAGAAAGGGTTATATTGTAATAAAGATGTAGTAGCAAATTCTGTTCTTGCACTTCGAGCATGTTGTAAAGCCTGTGGATCTCCCCCTGTAACCTTTAATTCTAATTGAGGGGATTTAGGTTCAAATTCAGAAATATGAACCCATGCTCCTGTCCATTCTTTAACCATTTCCGTATAAGGATAAGCTTGTCCATCCCGATCTGAAATTGCCAAAGAATATTTACCTTGTGAAAATCTTGCTGTCATTGGCTACCCCGCTGGATAATAAGATTGAGGGGTTACAAAAGTACTAGAAGCGGAGCCATCTTCAGCGAGAGCTCGAGCAAATTCATCTTCATACAAAAGTTTTAATTGTTGTGTTTTCGCAGGATTAATTTTTTGGCTTAAATAAAAAGCTAATCCAGAAATTAAAGGGGGAAAAAATCTATAAGGAACATCTGTAACATTAGAATAAGCTGTATCTGATGCCTGGGAATTAGGATGAGTTATACCTGCATCAAAAACTCTTTTGACATAATAAATATTAAGATACTTGCCGGCTTGTGAACTGCCCGGAGTTATGTACAGAGTGATAGTTGTTTTATCAATAAATCTTTGAACCCAGAATTGAGAAGGTTGTCCTTCTGCATTTTTATTAGAGAGAGCGGCATAAGTTGCTCTATCAATTTTAGTGAGAGTTACATCAGTTTGACTGGTTCCAGTCCCACTACGATAGGAACCGGTTAAAATATCAGTGGCATTATAAACATAAGCCGAAGAACCATCTGTGGTTGCTGGATAGGTAGTGGAAGAATCTCGTATTGTAGAATCCCAATAGATATCATATTGACGTTGAGATTCTGTAAG